AATTTCTCGGCATCAATTAAATTAGATTCAGTAACAGTATCTGGATCTTCATTCAATGTTTCTGGAACTACTCTAACTGGCATCAATACCAATTTTGATGCAGAAATAACTGCAAAATCAAAGTTATTGATAGGTAACACATCGGTTGAAGTATCATCAGTATCTTCGTCTTCCATCACATTGGAGTCATCTCCATCTGTTAGTGCCGGAACTTATTATAATGTATTTAAGCTTGTATGTAAGTTATACACTTCAAATAATGGATTGACAACAAGAGTTGCATCAAATCCAATTAAGTCTACATCCGATTATTCGTATGATATTGTTGTTTCTCAGTCTCAACAAGTAGGTGGTGGTCAATTTAATATCGTAAGACCACTAAACGAGTTTATTGATGAAACTACATTGATTGTCACATCTGGTACAGCAATTCTTACTCCAACAGTTACAAGAGTCAATAATAATACCTTGCTAGTAACTGGAATTGATCAAAGTTTAAATGGAACTTCTGTAAACGTATACTATAAGGTAAGAGTTGGAAATCCATCTCCAAGAACAAAGAATAAGGTAACATATCAGAAGTTAATTGTTGATGCTTTCAAAAATTCATCAAATACAATATACGGAACCAGACTTGGTGATAAAGAACTATCACTAAAATTCCCAGATGTTTATAAGATTCATACTATTCATGAGGCATTGAATCCTTCAGATTCAACAGATGATATGTTTGACACATTGGTGTTGAATAATCTTGATGATGTAGTTCCTGGAGATATTATTGTATCTGGAAGTATTAGAGCAAAAGTTATTCATGTTTATTCAAACCAATTAAAAGTAATTTATCTCAGTGAGAATAGATTCCCACAAGGAAGAAATCTAGCAATCTCCATAGAAATTTCAACAAATGCAATCATTATTGGTCGTTTTGTGAGAGAGTCTGTATATGGAAGATATAAGAACATAACTGAAAATTATACTCTGGTAAAAAATGACACTGAAGAGTTTTATAGAGTATCTAAGTTAGTCAGAAAGATTAATAAACCAGCTCCACAAAATAAAATCATCGTTGTATTTGATTACCTATCTCACGAAGATCTTTCAAATAATTTCTATACGGTTGATTCATATGTTGATATGAAGTATTCCGAAATTCCTTTTGCATATAACAAAATTTCATATGCAGACCTAATTGATTTCAGATACTACATTTCTCCTTCAACAAATGGATCTGGAACTTTGGCGTCTCCACACAAAGAGACTGTTTCTGCTCTAGATTACAAACAAAATCAAATTCAGACATCTACAGTTTTTGCATATCCAAAAACATTATTAACTGTTGACTACGAGTTTTATTTGGGTAGAATTGATAAAGTATTCCTAAATGAAACTGGTCTAGTAACTGCAATTAAAGGTTCCGATTCCTTAACTCCAAGAGTTCCTCTAGACAATGGAACAGGACTTTTACTTGCAACTGTAAATCTACCAGCATATTTGAAGAAAGTATCTGATGCAAAGATAACCCCAGAGAGGACTAGAGGATATACAATGAAAGATATTGGTCTGTTGGAAGACAGACTATCTAACGTTGAAACATATACATCATTGAATCTACTTGAAATTAACACTAATAACTTAAATATTCTTGACGAAGAAGGTAGAAACAGATTTAAAAATGGTTTCGTTGTTGATAAGTTCAATACAGTAAGTATTGCGGATCTAACAAACCCAGATTATAGTGCTTCAATTGATACAGAAGAGTATCTACTAAGACCATATCCTTATGTAAATAATATTTCATTCAGTTATGATGCATCTGAGAGTGGAACGAGAAAAACTGGGGATGTAATCACTCTTCCATATGAAGAAGTTAATTATGTTTCTCAACCATATGCAAGTAGAGTTGAAAACCTAAACCCATTCTTGGTAGTTGACTGGGTTGGAAACCTTGCACTGGAACCAAAGAAAGATGTTTGGTATGATACAGTAAGAACTCTAGGAGAAGCTCAAACAATTGATATTGAAGGACCAATTAGATTCTTATTTGATAGAAGTGGTGCATCAGGAGATCAGTGGGGTGCTTGGACAAACACTGGTTCTGCAAGAACTGGAGGCGGAACTAATATATTCCAGTCAAGAACTGGAGTTAACAATAGACTTGATGTAACACAACAAACTATTGAAACTGGTGACACGATTAATAGTGTAGTTGATGTTAAATTTGTAAGATCCAGTATAATTGATATTAGTGGAAATTCATTAAAACCAAACACCAATTTTAATTTATTCATCAACAAAGTTGGCTCAACCGAGTATTTCTATCCAAAGATTATCACTGGTATTTCTGGTGTTAATAGAAAGTTTATTGTTGGCGAGACAGTTGTTATCTCCCCAGTATTTGATGACAATTTATGGAGACCAGCAGTAGTAACTGGAATTAGAGCAACTGTAGTTGATCCATATAAATTTACATCAAACACGCAATTTATTGGAAATAACTTTGCACTCAATCAAACGACTCAACAGATTGAGTATTCTCAAAATACCACACTTCTTGCAATTGATGGGATAAGATCAATTGATGGAAGTATCTTGAACCCAACAATGATTGGAGATCAATTTACAATTCTTGGAGAAACTTCGGGCGCACTAGGAACTTGTTTTACTAGACCCGTTGTTTCATCAAACACTATCGGTGAACTGCATGCTTTTGTGTTGATTCCACCAGAAACATTTGAAACTGGTATTTTAAACTTCTCAGTATCAGATAAATCTGAAGATGCAAATGTTATTGGTCTTGTAACTTCAAACGCTACCACACAGTTCTTTGCTCAGGGAGCTCAATTAAACGTAACATCATCAATTGTATCTGTAAGTGTACCAGAAGTTGTTACAACACCAATCTCTGATAATAGAACAATCTTCATTGCAGATCCACCTCCAGCGCCTCCAGCTGGTGGTATTGACCCTCTAGCACAATCATTCTTTGTTGATACTGAAGGTGGAATATTCTTAACTTCAATTGATCTGTATTTCTATACAAAGGATGATACAGCTCCAGTAACTGTTGATATTAGGACAGTAGAAAATGGAACTCCAACTGAAATTGTAGTTCCTTATGGCATATCAACTCTACAAGCTAGTGAGATCAATACATCAACAAACGCATCGGTTGCAACCAGATTCACCTTCCCCTCACCAGTATATCTTTCTGATAAGACGGACTACTGTTTTGTTGTTAGGTCAATTTCTACAAACTATTATCTATGGGTATCAAGACTGGGAGAGAATGATGTAACGACAAACTTCTCCATTGACAAACAACCAGCAGTTGGAGTTCTATTCAAATCAGCAAATATTTCAACATGGACTCCAGACCAATATGAAGATATTAAGTTCAACCTGAATAGAGCAAAGTTCAAGACGAATACATCTTACCCAACAACTCTATACAATAACCCAATTCCAAACGTAAAATTAATTACAGATCCTCTAACATTTGTACAAGATTCTGCAGTTATCAAAATATTCCAACCTAATCATGGTATGCATAGTTTGCAGAATTATGTTTCTTTGAGTGGTGTTGTGTCCGAGGCAACAAATGGTATTCTAGGATCTGCTATTTCAAATACTACCGAAAATATAACTGTAAATGATCTAACAGATAACTCATATAACTTCCAGTCAGATATGAGTTGGACAAAAATTAACAATGAAAATATTTCTGAAGCAAATCCTGGATACATTAAGATTGAAAATGAAGTAATTTCATATTCTGAGATTATCAACAATAATACATTCAGAGTTCTTGAGAGAGGTGCTCTTGGAACTACTGCAACTCAACACCCAAGAGGATCAGTCGTTCAATGTTTCAGTGTAAATGGTGTTGTTCTTTCCGAAGTTAACAAAACTCATAAAGTACATAGAGTCATCAGTCTAGATGAATATGAAATCATCACACTATACAAGGCAAACTCTAGTATTGTTTCTGGTGGTCCTCAAATTCAATCTTCTAGAAATATTGCATATGAAATAATCAATCCAGAGATCAATATCCTAAATCTTCCTTATACAGAATCAAATCTAGCACTAACATCCATCACTGGAACAAGTATTGGAAACGGTCAGCAAGTTTCTTTCTTGTCTTCATTTGCAGAATCATTGGAGAATCAGTCTGAAAATAATCTCACCACTCCAAGATTGGTTGCTTCTGAAGTTAATAGACTCAGATATTTTGCCGCATCAAAAGGAACCATGAAGTTGAATATTAATATGTCAACTACAAATGATAATGTAAGTCCTATCCTTGATCTTGCTGGATCTTCAATAATCACCATTAGTAACAGAATTAACAAAGAAGTTGATGGTAATGGAAATCTTGATCTAAGTTCTGAACTAACTCCAATTGGTGGTCTACATTCTTCCTACGTTACTAAAAAAGTAACCCTGGAAAATACTTCAACTTCCATCAGAGTTCTATTTGATGCGATTAGAAGACAAGAGGTTGACATCAAAGTGTTTGCTAAGATAAGAAGTGATTCTGCACTTGGAAGTTTCAGTGATATGAATTACATAGAAATTCCTGCAGAATCATATCCAGTATCTCAAACTGAAAATGAATATAGAGCATTTGAATATGAAATCAAGGGTCTACAGGAATTTAAAGAGTGGAGTATAAAAGTTGTTCTAATCAGTAATGATCAGAGTAACATTCCAAAAATTAAAAACTTTAGGGCGATTGCACTTGCTATCTGATATGGATAAATTAATTGTTGATGGTCATCCAGACCTCTATAGGGATCCAAAAAATGGAGCAATAGTTAATAGTAACTCAAGTGAATACGAGGCCTACATTAAAACACATAGGTCTCGTATGTCCGAGAAAGAGAAAATGGTAAATATGGAATCTGACCTGAAAACCTTACGAGATGAAATTAATGAGATTAAAACTTTACTGAAACAGATTGCCAAACATTAAGTAGTATAAATAAAAATAAGTGGTAAACTCTTATGGCAGCGGTACACAACCTGTACATTGATCAAGGAGCAGATTTTTCTGCGGAGATTGGCATCTATGATGATGGCAATCTACCTTGGGATTTAAACGGATATACTGGTTCTGCCAAAATCAAAAAATCATATTATAGCTCAACTTCGGTTGATTTTACTGTGACGGTAAATACCAATAATGGAACTGTTTCTTTGTCTTTGCCTTCTTCCACTACCATAGATATGGAGCAAGGAAGATACCTTTATGATGTGGTGATTACTTCAAATGGTGGTGTGAAAACAAGAGTTATTGAGGGTATAGTTACAATTAACCCAGGAGTAACAACATGAACACAAAAGTAACAGTATCAAGAGTACCCCAGGTCATCACTGTAAATACAGCAGGTGGCGGAAGACTTTCAGGTTTATCTGATGTAAACATGAATGGCGCATCAGACGGCGCTGTACTTCAATATGACGCTGCAAGTCAATCTTGGATTGCAGAGAATGTTTTAGAGAAATCTGGTTTACAGATTAACTGCGGTAATTTCTAATCCACAAAAGGTAAAAAGACATGGCAACAATTTTAAAGATCAAAAGATCTAGTACAAACCCAACAGCAACACCTTCTGGTTTAGGTCAGGGTGAACTAGCTTATGGTGAAGGTACTAGTACATATACAGACGCCCAGGGCGCAACAGTAGTATCCTACGGTAAACTTTTCGTAGGTAGAGGAACGGAAACCAATGGTGTCGCGGCAAACATTGATATCATTGGTGGTAGATATTTTACCGATCTCCTTGACCACGGACATGGATCAGTTACCGCAAACTCTGCTGTAATTGTTGACTCCGCTAAAAAAGTAGATGAGTGGAACGTAGATAATATTACCCTAAACGGTAATACTCTATCAACAACCAACGCAAATGGTAATTTTGTAATTGATACGAATGGAACTGGTGATGTAATTCTTAGCGGTTCAAGTACAGTTGGAGATAATCTATTCAAGATCAATGATGGTTCTGTAGATAGATTTATCGTTGATAGCTTCTCTGGTGCTATTGACATCACTTCACCAACTCTCAGTGCTGCAGATACTCTCCTCAATATCTCATCCACTTGGAATAATGCTGGTGCAACATTCTATGGTATTGACTTAGATGTTACCAATACCGCTTCTGCATCAACTTCAAGACTACTCAATCTCTCTGTTGGTGGCACCGACAAGTTTAATGTTGATCTAGATGGTAATGTGTATGTTGCTGGTGGTATCATCAGCTATGGTTCTGGTGCAACTACAAATATTCTAGATAACACCGCCGATGCATATGTTGTACAAGAGGGTACAAATCACTATATTGACATTGATACCACAAATAATGCAGAAAAACTAACTCTTGGTAATAATCTCGCATCAGTAGATATCCTGGTTGAAGATGATACAACCAACGCATTTACTGTAAAAGAAGGTGCAAATGAATATATTGCAATTGACACAACAGATGGTGCAGAACTTTTAACTATCAGTACTGCCAATGTTGATATTGATAGAGATCTAAACATTGATGGTGGAGATCTAACAACAAATCAATCATCATTTAATCTACTTAATACCAATGCTACTTCAGTAAACTTTGCTGGTGCTGCAACTACATTAGTTATTGGTAATTCTGCAGGTAACTTCTACGTAGATTCTACTGGTAATACTGATTTAGGTGGGGATCTTAATATTGACGGTAATGATTTAACTACCAGTCAAACAACATTCAATCTAGTAAACGCAACTGCTACCACTGTTAATTTTGCTGGTGCAGCGACAACTCTAGAAATTGGTGCTGCCACTGGAACCACAAACATTAACAATAATCTTGACGTTGATGGAGATGTCAATATTGATGGTGGTGACCTCACAGTTTCCACTTCAACTTTCAATCTTGCAAATACCAACGCTACTACAGTAAACTTTGCTGGCGCAGCTACTACCATTGAGATTGGTGCTGCAACTGGCACTACCAACGTTAATAACAACCTTGATGTAGATGGTGATGTAAATATTGACGGAGGTGATTTAACAGTCTCAACGTCAACATTTAATCTTGCGAATGCTAATGCGACTACAGTAAACTTTGCTGGCGCTGGTACTACTATTGAAATTGGTGCCGCAACTGGTACAACTAATGTTAATAACAATTTAGTAGTTGATCTTGATCTAGAAGTTAAAGGTGGTGATATTACTACCGATCAAACTACATTTAATTTACTAAATGGAACTGCAACAACCATTAACTTTGGTGGTGCTGCAACTACAATTGAAATTGGTTCTGCAACTGGTACAACTAACGTCAATAATAATCTTGATGTTGACGGAGATTTAAATATTGATGGTGGAGATCTAACGGTTTCTACATCTACATTTAACCTCGCTAATGCGAACGCTACTACTGTTAATTTTGCTGGTGCTGCAACAACTCTAGAGATTGGTGCTTCTACTGGTACTACCAATATTAACAACAATCTTGAGGTAGACGGCGATGTAACTATTGACGGTGGAGATCTGATTGCATCAACTGCATCATTCAATCTCGTAAATACCAACGCAACTACTGTAAACTTTGCAGGTGCTGCTCAAAACTTAAATATCGGTAATGCATCAACTGAAGTTGACTTCGGTGATCTAAGAATCGTCGGTTCAACAATTTATAGTGACAACTCCAATGCACAAACTATCACCATTGACCCATATCCATCTGGTGGTGATCAGGGAGGTAACGTTGTAATTCGTGGTAACCTACAAGTTTCTGGTACTACCACAACGGTCAACTCAACTCAGATGACCATTAACGATCCTGTCTTCACTCTTGGAGATAGCATCAGTGAAAAAACTGTAGTATCTGCCGCAGCAAGTGGACAACCAGATATTACTCTTGATAGTGTAGATGGTCTAAATGTTGGTGATATTGTTTCTGGTAATGCAGCGATTCCTAATGGTGCTACTATTGATGCAATCAATGGAACCACTATCACATTAAGTGCTAACCTAACTGCTGGTATCGCAGCAAGTACAAATACTGCTCCACAAATCCTTACATTCACCCAAGGTGCAGATGACAACAAGGATCGTGGTATTGAGTTCAAATACTACAACGGTGGTCTAAAGACTGGTTTCTTCGGTTACGATGAATCTGGTACTTCGGAAGGTGCAGGAACTACTTACTACTTCACATACATTCCAGATGCAACTAATACTTCACAAGTATTTACTGGAACTGTTGGTAGTGCATACTTCAACACAACCAAACTAGAAATTGGTATCAACAAAGGTATCCCATTCTTTGATCAGTACAAGAGACTAACAACAACTGTTGCTGCTGGAACTTCTGATGCTACCACTTCGTATCAGATTCTAACTGTTGATGCTACTGGAACTCCAGTTTGGACAACTACAATTGATGGTGGCACCTACTGATAAATAATTAAAATTCTGAGGTAATTATGAATCCTGATGAAGCGAATGTGCTCATGAACGTCATGAGCACCAAAATTAATCAACTGACTCAACAAAATATTATGTTGGAGTCAAAGGTTACATATCTGAACTCTGTAATTCAAAAGTTGCAGAGTTCAGCTGAACCAGTAAATGATGGTGGAACATTTGATGAACCCTCACCAGTAAAGCAAAATAATGTCAAAACCAAGCAGCAGGGCGCAACTTAAAGAATACTGTCTTAGACAGTTAGGTAAGCCGGTAATTGAAGTAAACGTTGATGATGATCAAATAGAAGATCTGATTGATGACACCATTCAACTCTACAATGAGAGAGTTTATAATGGTGTTGAAAGAGTCATGCTAAAGTATCAATTTACTGACGAAGATATTCAAAACGGCAGAAAGAGAAATACGACAACAACAACCACCGATCAAAATACCACTACCCCACCAAGATCATTGGAGTTTGACGAGGGTAGGGGATATTTTACTTTGCCGGATCACATCATTGGTGTTGAGAACATCATGCCTATTGCCAATACATATGTTAACAGTATGTTTGGTTTTAGATATCAATTTTTCTTAAATGATTTCTATAACTTCTATGCATATGATGTTCTCAATCTTGAGATGACTATGCAATACTTGGAAACTTTGGAGTTTCTACTAGAAGGTAAAAAGGTAATCAGATATAATAAAGTACAAAATAGACTTTATGTTGACGTTGACTGGCAAAGAGTAGCTGCAACTGATTATATGGTAATTGAATGCTACAGGGCGTTAGATCCAAATACTTGGCCCAAAATTTACAATGATATTTTTGTTAAGAAGTATCTGACTTCACTAATTAAAAAACAGTGGGGTCAAAATTTAATGAAGTTCCAAGGTATTAAAATGCCTGGAGGTGTAGAATTTAATGGAAGACAATTATATGATGATGCAGTTCAAGAATTAGATAAATTGATGGAACAAATGTCTTCCACATATGAATTACCTCCACTAGATTTTGTAGGTTGATATGGCTAAGAATGTCTATTTCTCAAACGGAACATCATCCGAACAAAGACTTTATGAAGACCTAATCATAGAGTCTTTGAAGATATATGGACATGACGTTTATTATCTCCCAAGAGAAATAGTAAAAGAAGATAGAATTTTTAGAGAAGATATTCTATCCAAGTTTGATGAAAATTACATGATAGAAATGTATCTATCAAACTTTGAAGGGTTTGAGGGAGATGGAACACTTCTATCTAAATTTGGTGTAAGAATATCTGACGAAGCAACGTTTATAATTTCTAAGAGAAGATGGGAAGATTTAATTTCTTCATCAAATAATTTGGTTTCGTCTAAGAGACCAAATGAAGGAGATGTAATTTACTTCCCTCTAACGGGACAATTCTTCCAGATTAAATTTGTAGAACACGAAAAACCATTCAGACAACTGGATGCAATTCAAACTTATCAACTCATCGCAGAGACTATGGAGTTCTCCGATGAGAGATTTGAAACTGGCATACCAGAAATTGATAACGTCACCAGAGACTCTGGATACTCAATGGTATTCAAACTCATTGATGGTATTAAATCAGTATTTTTAACAAATGTTGGTTCTGGTTATGGAAGAAATACTACAGTAACATTTGGAACTCCTGGTGCAGGAGCTAAAGCAACAGTGAGTGTTGATACGAATGGAACCATAAGTTCTATTAATCTCACCGAACCAGGGGCTGGTTATATAAATGTTCCTAATGTTTCTATAGTTGGTAGTGGAATCGGAGCAACAGCAGTCGCTATTATTGCAAATAGACAATCCTTCAACACTGGAGAAATTGTTTATGGATCTTCCAATTCTGCAACAGCAACATCTAAAATAACTCTAGGGTCTGTAACTTCACTAACTGTTCAAAAGTTGGGTGACGGTTATACAACTGCACCAACTGTCACAATATCTGCTCCTCCAAGTGGTGGAACTCAAGCAACAGCAACTGCAGTTCTAACTCAGGGAAAAGTAACTTCTATAAATATTACGAACCCAGGTTCTGGGTATGTATCTGCCCCTACTATCACAATTCAAAGATCTCCAATTGAACCAAAAGGTAAAGTTACGAGATATGATGGTACGAATAAAGAACTAGAACTAATTGATATTGTTGGAACTTTTGTAGATAACGACACACTAGTTGGTGAAGACAGTGGCGCTGAATGGACTATAACTTCATTCAGTTCTATTGAAAAAGAAAATGATCCTTCAGCTGAAAATGAATGGTTTGAATCTGAGGGAGATAAAATCATTGATTGGAATGAATCAAATCCATTCGGTGAATATGGAAATATGGGAGTATTCTGATGTTAGGAAAACATTTTTATCACGAAATTATTCGTAAAACTATTGTTGGATTTGGAACTCTTTTCAATAACATTGAATTGAGAAGAGTTGATAATAATGGCAATATTGTACAAACTGTTAAAGTTCCTCTTGCATATGGACCAAGAGAAAAATTTCTTGCGAGAATTGAAGCAGAACCAGATCTAAATCCTGGCGCTCCGATGCAGATTCAATTGCCGAGAATTGCATTTGAACTGAAAGGAATTACATATGATCCAACAAGAAAGCTTGCTCCCGTACAAATTTGTAAAACTCCACAGTCTGGAAATACTAAGGCAGTATTTACACAATATACTCCAGTACCATACAATCTAGAATTTGAATTAAGTATTATCAGTAAGAATAATGATGACTCGGTTCAAATTCTTGAACAGATTCTTCCATACTTCCAACCAATGTTCAATATCACTATTAATCTTATTGAACAGACAAACGAAACTAAAGATATTCCAATCGTATTACAAAATGTAGGTATTCAAGATGACTATGAAGGTGATTTCAGAAAGAGAAGATCACTTATTCATACCCTAAATTTTGTAGCAAAAACTTATCTATATGGTCCAGTTGCAACTCAAGATGTTATCAAGACTGTGAATGTTGACATCGGAACTGCAATCAACACTGGTTCTAGATATGTTAGATATAGTGCAACACCAGAGGCACTACAGGATTATACTAATGATGGAACAGATATTCTGTTTACCAGTGTAAATCCAGACAGCAACACAATTACACTGACAAATCATGGATTTATTACTGGAGACTTTGTTACCTACAGAGTAACAGTTACTGGTGGTGAACCTATCGGTGGACTTGAAGTTGGCACCGAATACTATATTGTAAAAATTGATAATGATAATTTTAGAATTGCTACTACAAAGTATAATGCACAAAGAGGAATTTTTGTTGATCTAACTTCACAGGGCACTGGTCCACACAAGTTCTCTGTAATTAATACTATTGATGATCAATTTGTAGAACCAGATGACAACTTTGGATTTAATGAGTCTTGGACAGAATTATGATAGATCCTTTTGAAAATTTAAACAAAGAATTTAACATTGATGGTGAGATTATGAAGGCTGAAGAAACTGCAAAAGAAATCAAGGTTGCATCTACCGATAATCAAATCAGAGATGATCATGAGTATGCAAGAGGTAATTTATACAATTTAATTGAAAAGGGTCAGGAAGCAATCAATGATATCTTAGATGTTGCTAAACAGACCAATCACCCAAGAGCATATGAGGTTGCAGGAAACCTCATCAAGAACGTTGCTGATATCACAGACAAACTACTTGAGTCTCAAAGAAAGTTAAAAGAAATTAGTGAAGAGAAACCAAAAGGACCAAATGTAGTTAACAACTCATTGTTCGTTGGGTCAACTTCAGATTTGCAGAAGATGCTCAAACAAATCAGTTCGGATAAATAGTAATACTGCAATCTATTGATATGAAGAAAAGAGTTCCTTCTGAAAAAGAAATTGCTAGTAAACATGGCGTTTCTGTAAAATATGTTATTCGTCAAGCGGAGATTGGTTCTACCGTTGAACGTGAACATACCACTAGTCACGATGAGGCTTATGGTATTGCTCTTCAACATATTGCAGAATTTCCTGATTACTATAAACACTTACTATCCATGGAAAAACAATTAAAGAAAAAGTGGAACGACAGTAAGAGAACTGTTAAGGAAGAATCTGAAGAGAAGAGATACTGCCCATTGTGCAAGAAAGAAGAAACTAAATCACAGTGTTCTTACGGACCATCTGCATGGGAAATGGCATCTACTAAGATTGGGGTAACTGAAGACCACAAGGAAGTAGCATCTGGAAAGATCAAAGATGATGAAGGTTACATGGCAAACCTTGAACTAGATCAAATTGAGAGATCTGTTCAAATGCTTCGCAAATTAATCACAAAACCAGATCAGCAACTACCTGCATGGGTACAGTCTAAGATTACAAGAGCTGCAGATTTCATTGACACTGCAGCAGAATATCTCTCTTCCGATGAGACAACTTCCGAAGAAGTCAATAAATCCTTTGAAAAGTTTATGAGTGAATCAGCAGCATGGACAAAAAAGGAGGGTAAGAACAAAAATGGCGGACTCAACGAAAAAGGAAGAAAAAGTTACGAGGCAGAAAATCCAGGAAGCGACCTTAAAGCACCAAGCAAAGAGGTTGGAAATCCCCGCAGGAAATCGTTCTGTGATAGAATGAAGGGAATGAAGTCCAAACTAACTTCAAAGAAAACTGCATCTGATCCAGACAGCAGAATCAATAAATCACTTAGAGCTTGGAACTGCTGATGGCTTACGTAAGACACGATAAAGACAATAATGTGGTAAGTCCACAACCATCTAGTACACCAGTTACAAGATTTGATGGTACTGAAGGATGGTCAACAATTACATATGATGATTGGAATGCAGACTACGTTGCCCGCAAGTCCGATAACACAACTAGGACACCAGGAACATATCAAGCAAGAAACTCGGATAATACCGCAAGAACACCAGGAACATATCAAAGATACGACAAAGATAATAATATTGTAAGTGCTTAATCTTTATTCCCGATTGTTGTAATTGTTACTTGACAAACACTTTCTTACCTATATAATAACATTACCGTCTCAAGGTAAGACACATGGACACTAAAACCTGCCCTAAATGTGGGGCATGCTGGATCGGTGGGCAACACTACTGGACTGGCTCAAATAAGAAGGGCAATGAGACTGAACTTGCTAGTCTAGTATGCGATAGATTTGGAGATGATACTTGCGTAAATCCAGCAAAAGGAACCACAAAGGGTGATGGGTGGGAAAAAAGATTAAATAGTATGAATGATATAGAAAAGGATATCAAACGAGCAAATGAGTGATAATAATGTTTATCTTGGCAACCCGAATCTAAAGAAAGCTAATACTCCTCACGATTGGACTAAAGAACAAATTGAGGAGTTCGTTAAGTGTAGCCAAGATCCTGTTTATTTTGCAAAAAACTATATCAAAATTGTTTCTCTGGATGAAGGTCTAGTACCATTCTCTATGTACGATTTCCAGGAGGAGATGGTACAAAGATTCCATGAGAATAGATTTAATATTGCTAAACTACCACGACAGACTGGTAAATCTACCACTGTGGTTTCATATCTTCTACATTATATCATATTTAACCAGAATGTGAACATCGGTATTCTGGCAAACAAAGCATCTACTTCTAGGGAACTTCTTTCTCGTTTGCAACTTGCTTATGAGAACTTACCAAAGTGGATGCAACATGGTATCTTATCATGGAACAAAGGTAACGTAGAACTAGAGAACGGATCTAAGATCCTTGCAGCATCAACCTCTAGTTCTGCTGTGCGAGGAATGTCATTCAACATCATCTTCTTGGACGAATTTGCGTTCGTTCCAAATCATATTGCAGAACAGTTCTTTAGTTCTGTATATCCTACTATTTCTTCTGGTAAATCAACCAAAGTTATTATCATCTCCACCCCCAACGGGATGAACATGTTCTACAAACTCTGGCACGACGCTGAGAGGGGTAAGAACGAATATGTGACTACAGAGGTCCATTGGTCTCAAGTCCCTGGTAGAGACGCTGCCTGGAAGGAGCAGACGATCAAAAACACATCCGAACGTCAGTTCACTCAGGAGTTTGAATGTGAGTTCCTAGGATCTGTTGATACTCTGATCACAGCATCTAAATTAAGATCACTAGTGTATGAGGATCCAATTGAAAGAAGAAATGGATTGGATGTATATGTTGCTCCAGAGAAAGATCACGAATACGTGATGACTGTTGACGTATCTAGGGGTACGAACAACGACTACTCAGCTTTTATTGTCTATGATATAACAACTATTCCATACAAAATAGTTGCAAAATACAAGAACAATATGATCAAACCGATCTTGTTCCCAAATATTATTGATACGGTTGCAAGAAATTATAATAAGGCTTATGTACTGGTAGAAGTTAATGATATTGGAGGACAGGTTGCAGATATTATGCAATTTGATCTTGAATACGAAAACCTTTTAATGTGTGCGATGAGAGGTCGTGCTGGTCAAATTGTTGGACAGGGTTTCTCCCATAAGTCACAGTTGGGATTAAAGATGACTTCAACTGTTAAGAAGACTGGTTGTTCAAACTTAAAGGCACTTATTGAAGATGATAAATTATTGATTCCTGATTATGATATCATTGCAGAATTAACAACCTTCATTCAAAAACACAATTCATTTGAAGCGGAAGAAGGATGTAATGATGACCTTGCAATGTGTCTAGTTATATTCTCATGGTTAGCTGTTCAACCATACTTCAAAGAACTTACATCAGATGATATTAGAAAGAGAATCTTTGAAGATCAACGTGAGTCTATTGAAGAAGATATGGCTCCATTTGGTTTCATTCTAAATGGAATTACAGATGAAGATACTTTTGTTGACTCCCAGGGCGATGTTTGGCAAAATGCAAATAAAGAAGACTCCTGGAGAGTTGATGAATATGGTGATATGCAATATATGTGGGAGTATAGATAATGGATGTTGGAGATCAGTTTGCATTAGAGCATTTACTTTTCTCCGTTAGAAGATGTCGTGTATGTGGAATTGAGAAAGACTTACTAAGTGATTTTTATATGACTAGGAAGGGTAGAGGTGCATATCCATCTTCATACTCATATGAATGTAAACAATGCACCATAGACAGAATTAAATCAACTAGAAAAAAACCAAAGAAGTCAACTGAGTGTGAGTATCCTGACTGGTAAGTGTTCATGCACGATTTCCCCACTGAAAAAACAGCAAATAATAAATAGTTTTGAGAAAAAATCTCATAGAGGTAATAAAACATGGCTTTAGCTTCACCTGGAGTACAGATTAAAGAAGTTGATCTTACAGCTACAGTACAGGTAGCTGATCAAAATATTGGTGTTGTTGCTATTGACGCTGAAAAGGGCCCTACTGATACCGTAACCTACATCTCAAGCGAAAAGGAACTCGTAGAAATCTTTGGACTTCCAAATGATTATAACTTTGAGTCATGGTTCGCTGCAAATACCATCATTCAGTATGGTGGAGTTGTCGCGGTAATCAGACCAACTGGAGGAAACGTTGCCCTTGGTCTTAACAACGCTAACATCCGTAAGGACGGAACTGTAAGAAACAATCTTCTAATTAAAAACAAAGACCAATTCCAAACCCTAGAGGAAGGTCAAAAGCAATTCTTGTTTGCTGCAAGAACTGCTGGTAAGTTCAACAATGGAATTAAAGTTGCAGTAATTGATCATGGTGCTGACCAGATCATCACTCTCGCAGGTGCAACTTCGGACTACTCACAAATCAAAGTCGCTACTGATTCATTCTCAAATGGCGATTATGTAAAGATTGACAATGAGTACTTCAAGATCACATCTGGTGCAACTTCAGTAACCGTTGGTAACAGCACAGTTTATCAGTACAGCGTAGACAATGCTCAACTTGGTTCAACCCAGGCTGTTCACTCAACTGGCGCTATCGTAACCAAGTGGACATTTGCTGATAACGTACTTGCATCAAAATCACTCGCTGAACCAAATACAATCAATGAGATTGAAACTTCTGAGGTAACAATCACATTAAACAACGTAACTGGTTTGGTTGCTGGTGATTACCTAAGAATCAGAAGAGTCCCAGTTGGTGGAACTCTAGGTACTACTCAAGAAATCGTAAAGGTAGAAGTAGTTGACGCAGACACTTCAACTGTTCTAGTTTCCAGAGGTCAACTCGGAACCACTGCAATCACCTTTAACGATGATGCAATCACTGGTAACGTTGATCCAGATGATGACGAGACAGGTGCTCCAACCATCACTGTTCAAAAACTTGACTTTGCTCAAGCATCACCAACAGTAACAACTTCCCTTGGTGCTGCAGTTCCATCTGTAACTTTCTCGGGTGCAGTTTCTGGTCTAGTTGCTGGAGACCTAATCAAGAGACAGGTTGGTTCAACTTGGGTCTACGGAAATATCTACAAGATTGATGGTGCAAACTTCTATATCAGTCTCTGGGATACTTCAAAGAGATTTACTGCTGGTAACGTTCTCTATGATTCTGCTGGTACTGTTCTTTCAACAGTTTCTGCAGTTCTAGAAGATGACGTATATGCAACTCTAGAGTACGCTCCAAACAGAAGATGGGTATCTCTTGCTCCACAACCAGGAACTTCAGTTGCGACTGGTTCTAGAGGTGGAAGATTTGATGAATTCCACATCGCAGTTATTGACGAAGGTGGCCTAGTTTCCGGCACTCCATATACCGTACTTGAAACTCTCACATATGTTTCAAAGGCATCGGATGGAAGAAACTCAGACGGTAACTCAACATTCTGGAAGAAGGCAATTGAAGACAACTCCAAGTATGTTTTTGCTGGAGATGACGATCTAGTAACTAAGTTAACCGAAACTCTTGCTCTAGAGTATATTGACGTTGACGGAAATGTACAGGTTGGAGATGGAGACCTTGGAGAACCAAGTCAGAATCAAGTATTCAGACTCTTCAAGAATGCATCTGGTCTTCCACAGTTAGGTTACATCTTAAATGGTGGAACCAACTACGACTACTCAACCCCAACAAAACAGAATACAATCACAAACCAACTTGCAACTGCATATGAGTTTGTAAGAGATCCAGAGACATTTGGTGACATTGACTTCCTAGTTCCAGGTAAGATTACTGAGACTGTTGCTGTCAAACTAATTGACATTGCAGAATCAAGAAGAGATTGTATCGCAACCATTTCTCCTAGAAGAACTGACGTTATTAATTCTGAGTCTACAACAATCAAGACGGATTCAATCATTGGATTCTTCAAGACTCTACCAAGCACATCATTTGCAATCTTTGATTCTGGTTACAAGTACATCTATGATAAGTATAACGATAAGTATCGTTACGTTCCTTGTGCTGCAGACGTTGCTGGTCTTTGCATCTCAACGACAATCAACTCAGAGACTTGGTTCTCACCTGCAGGTTACAACAGAGGAAATCTACGTAATGCACAGAAACTTGCATACTCGCCAAAACAGGCAGAAAGAGATCGTCTCTATGTAAATAGAATCAACCCAGTTGTTTCTTTCCCAGGTCAAGGTATCGTTCTCTTTGGTGACAAGACCGCTCTTGCTTCTCCTAGTGCATTTGACAGAATTAACGTTCGTCGCCTATTCATTGAACTAGAGAAAAACATTGCTGCGTTCTCCAAGTTCCAACTATTTGAACTCAATGACGAGATCACCAGAAGTGGTTTCAAGTCAGCGGTTGAACCATACCTCAGAGGTGTTCAAGGTAGAAGAGGTATCTACGACTTCCTCGTTGTTTGTGACTCTTCAAACAACACACCTGATGTAATTGATCGTAATGAGTTCAATGCTGAAATTTACATCAAACCAGCAAGAAGCATCAACTTCATCACAATCACCTTTATTGCAACGAGAACTGGTGTTTCGTTCAATGAACTAATCAACTAATTCATTATTTTCGTTAACAAATTCTAGGAGAAAACTAAAATGGCTAGAGGTATTTCCGAATTTAAGTCTCGTCTTGCTAAAGGTGGTGCAAGACCCAACCTATTCTTGGTGAGACTAAATTTCCCAACCACACTTTCAAACATCGTTGACATTGACAACATTGATTCTGCAACTGACCTAACTGGTCAGGCAGAATTCCTTGTCAAGACTGCTCAACTTCCTGCTTCCACGATTGGTGTAATTGACGTTCCTTTTAGAGGAAGAATGCTCAAAGTTGCTGGTGACAGAACTTTTGAACCATGGTCAGTTACCGTTATCAATGACGGTGCATTCAGACTCCGTAAGGCGTTTGAAACATGGTCAAGAGGTGTTAACGCTCTCACCGAGAACGTTTCACAACTCGGTTACGGTTCTGGAGATCCTATCTCATACTGTGTTGACATGACCGTGTTCCAACTCAGCAGAGATAACCAGACACCAAGCAAGACTCCAACCAACATGACCGCTCTCGGTGAAGATGGTATGGAAGTAATCCGTGCATATAAGTTCTATGATGCATGGCCTTCTTCACTATCTGCAATTGATCTCTCATACGAGTCAAATGATCAGGTTGAAGAGTTCACAGTTGAGTTCCAGTATAACTACTACGAAGTAACTACTCCATCTCTAGATACAGCAGTTGGTTCGTAATAAATAGAGTTGATATAAAGACTATTATACTATGTCTCAACTATTTGGATTC